GGGACATTAACTGCTAGTAGATCAAAAATAGATCCTGAATTTGCAGAATGGTTCGAACATTTTGCTACACATGATGCATGCTATCTTGTTACTGGTTCTGATAGGAAAAAAACATTGGAACAAATAGGATCTACTATTTACAATCTATGTGAAAAGGTTTATAATTGTTCAGGAAACGATGTTTGGCGACAGGATAAGAACTTGCATTCTGGAATTTTTGCATTACCTTTAGACGTAGAGTTTGATCTAAGAGATTACATACTCAAATCAAAGTTCCCCTGCAAAACTGGTATGCATTTTGATCAACGTCCTGGTCTTGTAAACTTTAGTATCCTAGGAAGAAACAATACGCTTGAAGAAAGAGCTATGTACAAAGAATGGGATTATCATCAAAGTGAACGCGTACAGATTGCAAGTACAATGCAAGAAAGATACCCACATATATTATTTGAAGTTGCTGGTGATACTGGAATTGATATTACATTACCTGGTTGTGATAAGTCACAAATAACACGTGACTTTGATTTAGAAAATGATCGTATTGAATTTTTTGGAGATAAGATGGAACCAGGTGGTAATGACTATAAACTATCTTGGGCTCTTGCCTCAGCTGGACATGGCGTACATCAAGTTAAAACATGGGAAGAAACATGGAATCTACTAAAACAATTGGCTTAACATTATCTACATTTGATTTATTACACGCTGGTCATGTAGCAATGTTACGTGAAGCTAAGACTATTTGTGATTATCTTATATGTGGTTTACAAGTAGATCCTTCTCTCGATAGAGAAGATAAGAATGCACCAGTACAAACGTTAGTAGAACGTTATGTTCAATTGGCAGGTGTAAAATACGTTGATGAGATAGTTTGTTATCAAGGTGAAAATGACGTGATTGATATATTAGAAATGTTTGACATAAATGTAAAAATCATGGGTGAAGAATACAAGAACAAAGATTTTACTGGCAAAGAAGTATGTCGTCGTAAAGGTATTCGTTTGTATTTTAATAAGCGTGAACATAGATTTAGTAGTAGTGATCTACGTAGAAGGGTGGCTGAAAATGAAGGGGCGTAATATGAAGATGATAATTGTAGGCCATGGGTTTGTTGGTAAAGCTGTAGACTATGGATTTAATCATCCTAAGTTACAAAAGTATATTGTAGATCCAAAGTATGGAAATAGTGTACACGAACTTGATATTACAAAGTACAGTGTTGCATTTGTTTGTGTGCCTACGCCGTTTGGTGAAGATGGATCTATTGACGATACAATTTTATCTGAAGTCGTTCTTGCGCTTGGTCCTAATATTCCTATCGTAATAAAGTCAACCGTCGTTCCTACTTTCTTTGATAAGTTTGAAAAATATAACATCATTTACAATCCAGAGTTTCTTACAGAAAAAGCTGCTAACGAAGATTTTATTCGTCCAGAGTTTCATGTCTTTGGTGGAAACGAAGTAAACACTAATTTCTTAGAAAAGATTTATGATGAGTATAGCCTATGTACACCATGTCCTGTATATAAAATGACTCCGAAAGAAGCCAGCTTTGTAAAGTATGGTATAAATTCTTTCTTAGCATTAAAGGTTACATTCTTCAATCAGTTATATGATTCAATTGCTCGTCAAGGACAAACATTTAATAAGGTCGTCAAAGCCATTGGCACTGATTCACGTATTGGACATTCGCATACTAAAGTTCCTGGACCAGATGGTAAGCAAGGATATGGTGGCGCATGCTTTCCAAAGGACACAGCAGCTCTAGTAAATTTCGATAAGGGGTTTACAATTATTGAAAAATGTATTAGAATAAACAATGAGTATCGCAAATGTTACGAATTAGACGATAGAGAAAGAGAACAAAATGTCAATTATGGATAAATTAAAAAAGAACTCGAAGATTAAGTCTACCGAAGTTCTTGGCGAATCAAAGTTCTTTACTGAAAAAGATATGGTTCCAACAGATGTACCAATGGTAAACGTTGCTTTATCTGGTTCAGTTGACGGTGGGTTAACTCCAGGCCTTACAGTATTGGCTGGTCCGTCAAAACACTTTAAGACTTCTTTTGGTTTACTCATGGCTAGCGCATACATGAAAAAGTATCCTGACGCAGTCATGCTATTTTATGATTCTGAGTTTGGTTCACCACAATCTTACTTTGAACAATTTGATATTGATGTACAGCGTGTATTGCATACACCTATTGCAAATGTAGAAGAACTAAAGTTTGATCTTGTTGGTCAACTCGAAGAACTTGATCGTAATGATCGAGTTGTTATTGTTATTGATAGTATTGGTAACCTTGCATCGAAGAAAGAACTTGAAGATGCATTGAATGAAAAGTCTGTGGCCGATATGTCAAGAGCAAAAGCACTCAAAGGTTTGTTCCGTATGGTAACACCCTACTTGACTATGAAAGATATTCCTTTAATAGCAGTTAATCATACTTATAAAGAAATAGGATTATTTCCAAAAGATATTGTAGGTGGTGGAACAGGTATCTACTACTCAGCCGATAACATCTGGATCATTGGACGTAGGCAAAATAAAAAAGGTACAGAGATTACAGGCTATGACTTTGTAATTAATGTCGATAAGTCTCGTTATGTAAAAGAAAAATCAAAGATTCCTATATCTGTATCTTGGGAAGGTGGAGTTCAAAGTTACAGCGGGCTTCTTGATGTAGCTCTTGCTGGTGGATATGTTACTAAACCTTCGGCTGGTTGGTATCAACAAGCTACAGGTCCTGATGGCCAAGAGTTTGGTAAAGTACGATATGATCAAACTCTAGAGAAAGAGTTTTGGGATCCTATCTTTGAAACAACAGCATTCAGTGAGTTTATTAAGAAGCAATATTCTATTGGTCACAAAGCTTTAGTAGATCCAGATACTATTGTTGAGGCAGAATAATGGGTAAACATATTAAAACAAAAATGGATTACGATATGATTGACCAGCTTGCACGTGAATTGCAGCGTTTAGATCCTGAAAATGAAGTGCTAAAAAAGTTTGCAGAAATGCAAAACTTCGAAGGATCAGAATTACGTAAGAGCTTGGCGAAATGATTAACTTAGATAAAGTAAGTGAAGGTATTCATTATGTCCTGCATAAGATGGACGGCGTTGACAATTCACAAGCTTGGGAAGTTGAGTTTCGTGAAGGAGAATACAAAGGTACGATATGTGCCTTTGGTAACGTAAAGTTTGATGGTGTAAATAATAAGTTAGCATTTACGTTAGCTGTCCGTCAAACTCCTATAAGTAATTTAAGTGCAGAAGATCCAAAGTTTAAAGACTACGCTGGAATCATTCTTGAAGATTTAATAAAAACAAACTTAGCAAACGGGACACTGACTTATGGTGAAAACGAAAATAACTGAAGAGTGGGTAGAGAATAGAAACTACAGGTTGATTCCTGAAAAGGATGATTACTGGCATATTGAAATACTTACAGGCGATTATTCGAGTTGTCATATTAGCTACACTAGCATTAAGATAAACGAACAAACAATGGAACTTAAGTTTGACTACAATCTAGAATATACACCTATTGATTGGGTCAAGGCTGGTGATCCTGGATTAGATAAAACAGCTAGTCATATCTTACATAGTATATTGATGTCAACTTTAAATGAAAACATGGAAGATAAACAAATAGAAGTAAAGTTGGATGAGGAAGAACCGGCGGCTCCTGATGGAACTGGTCATGGACCAGCAATGGTAGATGATGGATGGGCGGATGAAACTTCTATTCAAATATTATCTACGAGTAGAGGACACAATCAATAATGGTTTACTTTCCATGAAAACTGTGGTAGAATAAATTATGATAAGTAAAGATGACATTGACGCAATGGCTCATACTAAAGAGCAAAAAGAATATTGGGAGGTTCCTATGAATAACGCTGGTCAAATGATAGCAGAAATTAATTTATTAAAAAAGAACGTAAGAGATTTACAAGAACAATTACAGAACGCATATAAACGTATAAAGGAACTATCCGAACGTGAATAATATTAACATTGAACAAACTATCTTGCGTAACCTTCTCACTAACGAGAAGTATACACGCAAGGTAATGCCGTTTGTGCAACCAGATTATTTTGAAGGCGTTTATCAGCAACTATTTAAAGAGATTGCTAAGTATGTTGCTAAGTATAATAAACTGCCAACTCAAGAATCATTTAAGATTGAGTTAGATCAATCAGATAAATTTAATGATGAACAGTATCGTCATGCTGTGGAAATTATACCTAGCATATTTGATACAGAACAAATTGATGATAAGTGGTTAGTTGATACTACAGAAAAGTGGTGTCAAGATCGTGCAGTCTATAATGCTATTATGCAATCAATTACAATTATTGATGGTAAACACCAGACTCTTACAAAGAATGCCTTACCTGATATTCTGTCAAAAGCTTTGGCTGTTTCCTTTGATACTAACATTGGTCACGACTATATTGAAAATGTTGGTGAACGTTATGATTTCTATCATGAACAAGAGGAAAGGATTCCATTTGATCTTGAGTTCTTTAATAAGATTACAAAAGGCGGTCTCCCAAATAAAACACTCAACATTGCTCTTGCTGGTACTGGTGTAGGTAAATCTTTATTCATGTGTCATGTTGGCGCATCGGCTCTAACTCAAGGCAAGAATGTCCTATACATAACTATGGAAATGAGTGAGGAAAGAATCGCTGAACGTATGGATGCTAATCTACTTGATGTACCGATTGATCAGCTAGAACATCTTTCCAAAGAAATGCTAACCAATAAGGTTTCTACTATTGCTGCTCGTACTAACGGTAAGCTTATCATTAAGGAATATCCTACTGGCCAAGCAAACACATCTCACTTCCGTGCTTTGTTAAATGAATTGAAGTTAAAGAAAAACTTTATACCTGATATTATCTTTATTGATTATTTAAATATTTGTGCATCTAGTAGAATGAAAGGAATGGGCGGTGCAATCAACTCATACTCCTACATTAAAGCAATTGCTGAGGAGATACGAGGTCTCGCGGTGGAGTTTGACGTACCGATCGTATCTGCAACACAGACGACTCGTGCAGGTTATTCTTCTTCGGATATTGGGCTTGAAGACACGAGCGAGTCTTTTGGATTACCCGCTACAGCCGACCTCATGTTCGCACTTATTTCAAACGAAGAACTAAACTCTCTTGGTCAGATACTAGTAAAACAATTAAAGAATCGTTATAACGATCCGACTCAATATAAACGGTTCGCGATAAAAGTAGATCGCTCCAAGATGAGGCTAGAGGACGCAGACGGCGGCTCTGATGGATTAGTTGATGATACTCCAACTTTTGATAAAACAAAAATGAATGAAAGATTTAAAGACTTTAAGGTAGAATAAAATGCAAGATAATAAAATCCAAGATGTAGAAAAATTATACAAAAAAGTAATGAACTTTGCAGATGATTTACTTTTTGAAAATGAACCACTTGCTATAGCCGCAGTGTTTAATACGATATCTCTTTCCATGTGGAAGACAATGTTAACTGAAGGCGACTATAACGATATGATTCAGGCTATTGTAGATAACTCAGATAATGTAAAAACGTTGTCTGCTGAGGGAGGCTCGCTGCATTGACGCATGCACGTCTCATCTCATACTCACAACCTGTTCGGCACATACACTCCGGTGAACTCGGCATCATGGGCCTTGACAACACGCAAGACATCATCGCGTATTGTGCCCGTGTCTCCAACCCACAAAACCAGGCTAACACCAAAACAACGAGAAAGTTACTTGACTACCTCATCAAGCACAAGCACTGGTCACCATTCGAAATGGCAAGCGCCTGTATCGAAGTCACAACGACAAGAGACATCGCAAGGCAATTCCTCAGGCACAGATCGTTTTCATTTCAAGAGTTTTCTCAGCGGTATGCTAGCATCAATGATCTTAATAATGATTTTGTTTTAAGAGAAGCACGACTACAGGACGAAAAGAATCGTCAGAACAGTATTGAAACATCTGACGCTGCCTTACAGTCCTGGTGGCATGCTCAACAAACCTTTATAATAGAACATGTGAAGAGAATATATGATGAGGCCAGAGAAAAAGGAATTGCAAAAGAACAAGCACGGTCAATATTACCAGAAGGTAATACGGTTAGTAGACTTTATGTCAATGGAACAATTCGTAGTTGGATACATTACATTGAGTTACGTTCATCAAATGGTACACAAAAAGAACATATGGATTTGGCAATTGCTTGTGGGGAGGCAATAAGTAAAATTTTCCCTACATTAGATCATGGATCATAAAGAGGCTCATAGACTCTATTGGTTGATAAAAGGTCATTTAGGCCACGAAGGTACTATACTTGCTAGTGCAGATAGTTATTTTAAGAGATTATGGAATACATATCAAGGTGAGGACACTAGTTACATAGAGGAAGGATTTG